TAGAATTATTTAAGAACACAGCAGGAGACCCTCCCGACGCGGGCGGAGAACTCGCTCTCTCTTCTCGTCTCGGTGTTTATGGGTGTTTCTCTCAATTAATTTTTAAGAGTTTAAAGCACCAAACCACAATTTCTCACGAAAGGAATTGGAATCGCTGGCTTGCTTCTTATCTCGCATTATCTTCAAGTCCCGAGGACGGCCTCGGTCATATGGGTTTAACTGCTCTGACTAATTCTAATTATAATCTTGAAAAATTAACTACTGCCGAGAAGACCACCCCGAATCGTTTCTGCGTTCACTTGCCCTGCGGCCTGTTAAATGCAGGATTACCTCTTAATTTAATGCCGAATGCTCTTGGGGGGCTCACGCTTACGATAATGTTGGAATCTGACGCTATGGCTCTTCAAATATTACCAGCCAATTCAAGCACCGCCCCGAATCCCGCTAATTATACGGAGGCGTTTTATGAACTATCAGATATTAAACTTTTATGTTCGGTCATTACTCCACCTCCCGACCAATTATCAAAATTAATGAAACAGACTTCGGGAGCTATGACCTTTCAATCTATTCATTCTTATTATGATACTGCGAACTCTACTAATATTCAACTCGCTATGAATCTTCGTTTAAAGAAAGTTAAGTCTCTATATACGAATTGGATTACAAGCAATAAATTAAATAATCTTGTTGAAGATTCTTTCGCCACTCTCCCGCCTTCTAATGCGGACGGCTCTCTCGCCCCCGTTGAAAAAGTTGCTTGGTTGCTCGGTGGCTCTGTTTATCCCCGATTATATTCATATGATACTAATATAAAGAAGGACGCGAAATGTGTTTCAGCCGACCCGATTTTAGTGAAGGATTTCATAAATAGTGTCGTTTCATTTGATAAAGGTCGCAATATACAGATTTCTCCCTGTAATGATAATCGCAGAATTGTCGCGAGCCCGAATGGAAAAGGTGTTGATTATAGATTCGCCTGCGACGGAGGCGTTGTATGGGGAATTGGTGTAAATTATGAGAATTATCTTGGAGGCTCGGGAATTGATATGAGTCAGAAACAGCTTGGCCTCGCGGTTGATTGTAAACTAACAAGCTCCAACGCTCAATCAATTTTCTTATTTGTAAACGCAGAGACTCAATTAATATATAATGCGAACGGAGTTCAAGTAATAAATTAATTTTTACTTTGAAGTTTTTTAAGATTTTTATTTTATAATTTTTATATCTATATTAAATATAAAAATGAGTTCTCCTGTTGATAAAAATGAAGATAAATCTTCTCAACCCGCGATTCTTAATATTAAGTCAATCCCCGTCAGTTCAGCTATGAAGGTTGAATCTGATATTTTAGAACCGCTGACCTTCTCGCAGACCGAGTGCGTTTTTGAGTTCGCCCCGAAAGGTTTTCTCCACGCTGGGAGTTGCATTTCAATTGGTTTTAAAGATCAGACTGATCTTGCGAAAGCTTTTCCATATGTTAATATAGGGGTTCAATCCCTCGTCCGTCGTGCAGTTTTACGAACAACGGCAGGCAGGGTGATATGTGATACGGAAGATTGGAATTATCTTCAAGCGTGTAAAAGTATGTTTATGACGAACTCTATGAATAAAGAGAGAGAACAATATCTCTCGGGTCGTCAGGTTAATTTTGAATTAAATTACGACAACAGCGACACGAAGGCAGCTTCTTATGGTCTCGGTAATAATAAAGAATACGACCAAGTCGGCGGGACTCACAATCTTCAAGGTCTCTCTGTTGAGGAGCATTTACTCCTTGAATCTAAATCAGAGTTTCAGATAAAGCTTCACGAATTATTTCCTTATATGAAGGCAGGCAATACTCTCCCGCTATTTCTTCTCCCGAATGAGAGAGTTCAGGTTCAGCTCTTTTGGACGGAGTTGACTGACCGCGTTTCTATTGCGAAGGGTAGTGGTAAAAAGGCTGAACTTTTAGAGATAGATCAGACAAGAACGAAGCTGATTTCAGACCATATTTTTTATGACGGGGACACTATGGCTTCTTTTGAAGCTTCTAATAAATCAGGATTAACTTTTGAATATATTGATTATCGTTTATCTAAACAATCTCTCGTGAACCGCTCGGCTTCGGGAGCAGACTGGGGAGCTCAATATGATACGAAAAATAATGTGAGAAATATTGGTGGAAATGGAATGATTGTTGATAAAGTATTTTTCGCTTATGAAGACCCGAATCGCGATTGCGAGCAGTTAGTCGGGAAGTTCGCTGCTGTTGGAATGAGTCCGTCGGGTGATAATGTTGCAGTTATGAAATCCAATCTATTTGTAAATAATGAATATTTATATCCACAGGAAATCTCTAATCCCGCCCGTCAATTTCATAATCTAAAAGAAACAGGAGGAATGATCCCGTTTATCACGAGAGAATGTTATTCAGGAGAAGGAAAAGGTGGTCTCTCTACTGGTGCGGCTTATCATTTTGAGGGACACACGAACGAGGTTCAACTTGCAGGGAAGTTCTTTTGGAATGGATTCAATCTTAAAGGTCTAAATCAGCGAGTAGACAATCGCGGATTAGAATTACACACGAACGCAGAGGAAATGCCTGATTTGAAGACGAAGACTATTGGCTCGTATACACAGAGGGCGTGGCTTGAAATCAAGAGATATGTTGTTATTAAGGACGGACACCTTGAATGTTATTTCGCATAATTTAAAATATTATTAATATTATAAAATGATTTTTTTTTGTTGTTGTTGTGAATGTATAATTTGGATTGTTAGACCCCGAAAGAAGAAAAAGAAAATAAAGTTTAATAAATACTATTATGAAAAAAAATATAAACCTTAATATATAATGGATAAACCTCTTTATAAACCTTTTAAATCTAAATCTAAAAATAAAAAATACTCGGTTTATGTTCTGAAAAACGATAAGAAAAGATTAATACATTTCGGGGATTCAAGATACGGACAATATAAAGATAAAATAGGAGTTTATTCTTCATTAGATCACGGAGATAAACAGAGAAGAAAGAATTATCATTCAAGACACGGGAAGGCGACTGATAAAAACACAGCGAAATATTGGAGTCATAAGATTCTATGGTGAAATAAAAATCGCCTGTTGGTTATTTATTATATAATAGAAATATCCAATCGGCAATTATCTAATTTTTAACAATCTATTTTTTAATATTATTATATAATATAAATATAATAATGACCGATTATGCGGATATAACTCTCCTTGAATGTAATAGGAGGCAATCTACTAATGCAGAAACTCTAACCGATAATTCAATATGGACGAATAGGCTGGGAGAAGTTGTTGAATTAGAAATGGGAGACGAGATTTCTGTTGAATCAGCATTTATCAATCAGAAAGGTTGTGCGAATCCATTATCAATTGAGTTCAGGGGTGTTGATTTAAAAGCGGAAGGGACTTTTAATTATAGTCAGGACATACTCCCCGAAATAAAGTTTATTAATGACGAAGGAAATAAGGTTCAACAGACAACAACAATTTTTCAAAATAAATTAAATATAGACACGAAAATCCCTTTAAAAGATAATGAAGCGAATATTGAAGTTTCTTATTATAAAACTATGAACGGAGAAAATCATATATTTCTCCCGAGGAACTTTCTCCCGAGAATTGGAGCAGCGAAAACAGCGTCAGAAGACTTCACGAATCTTCTCACCACCGCCACCGCCGAAGAGTCAATATGGAGCAAGAGTGATTTTAATTTAGACCAAAATGCAGCGACAGACGCGAACACGAAAGGAATGGATAGGGGATACGGGTCGGGAATCCCTGTATACGCTCCCGACCACATAGAATTATGTGCGGGAGATTACACGGACGGCTGGACGGGACATTTAAGAAAATCTTTCAATTGGAATGATTATGGAATATATCAAACAGGGAAGTTCGGGGCTACGGGAGAAATATCTAAAAGAGCACGAATAGACGGATTTAAAATAATCTCAACACACAACAAGAATTATTATGTAATAAGACCGAAAATAAATAATGATAGATTCACTATGTTTCAAAAAGATTATATGTGGGAGAATTATAATGATATTCAAAAGGTAGTTTATACAGAAGACCCCGCTCCAAGAGGAGACGGAGTGAGTCCAGTTTTAGTCAGTTCTAAAATGTATTATGACGGAACGGGATTAGAAAAAATAAAAGGGCAGATTAATAAATATGAAGTTCAAATATCCTCTTCTCCTGATTTATTTCAATATCACGAAAAGAAAGATTTAATAACATTAAAACTCGCGAAAGGATTTCAATCTCCTTCTTCAATTTCAGAACAATTGACTCAACAGATTCAAGAGGAAACAGAGGATTCTCCTGAATGTTTTAATGTATTAAATGAAGTCGCGGGAACTGATAGAATGTCTTATACAATAAAAACAAAAACATTTAAAACATATAACGCGGCTAATTATGGAGATTTTACTCACGGAAATAAGCAAGAATATAATGTAAATAAAAACGCGTCTGCATTCAATTACTATTCAACATTTAACACAATATTCGTGAAGAGAGCTGATTTATTCACAGCGGGGAGAAAGATTAATAATTGGTATGGATATGTTGGGAACGACGAAAATGTAGATCCCTTCGTGTTGACTGACTCGGGAACAGAAGGATTCGGGACACCGAACTTTATAAAGAATGAGATATTAATTGAGAGAAATAATACAGGGGCGGGAGGAACTCCAATCGGGAATTATAGTCAACCGATAGATACTTCTTGGGAATGGAATGATTTTAATTTAACAAGACTGAATGAATTGTTTAAAGTTCAGGGAAATTATCCTGAATTATTTAAATGTATGACTTCGGACAGAATAAATGAAAATGAATTGTTTAAAAATACGAAAGAAACAACATATTTAAACGGAACAATCATTCAGGCTGTTTCTAATCCAACGATAGAAAATGCAAGATTTCTTCATATGTCCCGATTCAATAGAAACACTACTGCTCCTCCCGCTGGAACTAATAATTATCCTTATTTAGGTGATTCGGGTCATTATATTATGGGATATAAAGCGACAATAGATCCCGCAGTTGGAGAGGCGACTTTTGATTGTCCTCACACAACGCTCCCGATATTTTTTAAATATTATCCTGAACTCGCTGATAAATATATTGAAACTCCTGATATTAAACAAGATTTATTATGTTATGGATTCGCGTCCAAGATTAGATATGGAGATAAATATTATATAAGAATCCACCCCGAAGCTCCATACTCACAGGGAATCCATATGGACTTCTTCGCTATGAGGGCGGGTTATAAGGCGAACGACCCCGCGACTGCGAATGATTGGAGGCCTTATAAAATTGAAGCTGGGAAATGTCTTATTGGTTGGGATTTTCATTTCAATTCTTATGGGAATGTCTGTTCTCTTGGATTTCAGGGAGATTTAGGAACTTCATTTTCAAGAGAATATGAAAAGGGATATGGTTCAGATTTTAATCTTATGAATCCCTCTGCTCCAACAACAGGAGAAATGGCGAGAAAGGTTCGTTCTGCGGTTATTGGTGCGAATAATGCTGCGTTCGTTTTTGATAATATTTCAGGAAAGTTCGGGATTAAAGATTTACATATGCCCGAGAAAATAGGTCAACCTTTTAATGCGGGACAGACTGATTCTGTTGCTGCGAGAGGAAAGGAGATTGAGACCGCGACAACAATCCCGATAATTGCAGACGCGAACTCTGTTTGTTATAAAATAAA